ATATCCATGTAATTCAAATTCTCTTGGAAGGACATTGATAAACGATATCACGTTTTCGTTGATTGGATTTGGAACTGTAAGATATGTGAAGTGTATCTTGTCACTATTCTTTACGTTCTCGTATCGTTTGTGGACGTTCTTCTTCTTAAGTAAGTGGTTATACAGTAATGCACCCCTAACGTGTATGGGTGTACCCTTACCATAAATGCTTGTTGCATCTGAATATTGTGCGAGGTTATTGCAACCTCTTGGTGATGCAATCTCTTCTACTGGAAGGTTTCTAAATTCCTTTCGTGCAGTCTCTACGAAGTCCCATACCTCTTCTTCGGTTCCATTCATAACAACCTTTAACACTTCAGTTAGTTTACCTCTAACCCATTGTGGTGTACTGGATTTTGCAGTCTCAATACCCATCATTTTTAGTTTAGGCTCTGCGAGTCGAACACCTTCATTATCTAATACATTAAGGATATATCTTTTCTTTGCAGTCCATATTCCTCTATCTGCAATTACCTCACGACCCATAACCATTTTCTGTTGGAATGCGTTAGTATAATCTGCGAGGTCGTCATATCCTTTAGTCAATACGTCAAGAATCTTATCTTGTCCTGCACTGTTTAAAAAATCGACAATCTTAGACTTGGGTGTATCTTCGGGAAATAACTTCTGTACCATTTTGTCAAAGGACACATAAATCGAATCGGTATCCATTGCGATTACATAATCTTCGTCCGTTCCTAGTGTATCATTGAGGAAAGTGTTTATAGTGTTTTCTGCAGTTTTAATAATCATTTGACCTGCAGTTGTAATACCTTCTGCAAGATTAGGGTCGAAGAATGCAAAGTATTGATTCGCAAGAGCACCATAGGCACTATTGAGTGCAATCTTTCTGACCTGTTGATTGTTGTATGCACGTTTGATTAAAGTATCGAGTTCTTTTCGTCTTGGTCTATCTGCCTGTTGATATTCAATTTGATAGTCAATCATTTTCTTCTTCCACTCTTTTCTTTCATCATAGAATTTCTCCATGAGTTCAGGAAGGAATCCTTGTCTATCTCTTGAGAACTTCACTCCGTTAGGTGTAACAGTTTGATTCTTTTCTACAAGTTCTGATAAGTCATGTTCTCTATCCAGTAACTTATCAATGTTAAGAGTCATTAAGTCTCCTTTAATCATTTTCTCAGGACTGATATTGTACTGCATAATAATATGTGGATACAATGAGTTCAAGTCAAATGATACAACCCAATCGTGTTTTCCAACGATAGGTTCTTTAACGTACGCACCAACAATAGAATGATGTTTTGTCTTCTCAAGTTTTTGTGGTGGTGTTTGAATACCTTGTTCTTTTAAGAAATTGTAAATAATGGTTTCCCAGTATTTTACCATTCCAAAAGTATCTGAATAATTACACTTCGCATTGTAAGCCATAGTCAAGGTCAATTCCAATAGACCAAGTTTATCTTCTAGGTCTTCAACAAGTGTAACGTCTTTAACGTTATATTCTAGATATAGGGGATAGTTATTCTTGTAAAGTGTATGTAAATTTCCATATTCAGAATAGTCAATCTTTTGTTTATTTAATTCAATATGTGAAATGTGGTCAAGAGAATAAGATTCCTGATTAACAAATGTTCTTTGTTTGTATAGTGCCATGTAATCGATTACATTGATTCCGTACAGATTGAACACCATGACTTTATTACCATAATTGTTTGTGTAATCTCTTACGTCTGACATATTCCAAGGCGAAAACTTTTTATGTGAACCCTCTCCAAATAACTTATCAACACGATTACAAAGATAAGTCATATCGAATGCATCAACATTCCAACCAGTGATTACGTCAAAACTTTCTTTACGCCAGTATTTGATAAATGCTTCAAGTAGGAATGCCTCGTTCTGACATTCATGGTAGATAACATCTGCAGGACAATCATGCCATGGGCCGATACCAAAGGTATGTGCGTTATGTCTAAATGGTTTGATTGTGATTGCGTTGACTTTCTCTTCTGCGAGAGTTGGTTCGGGGAATCCGTTTTCTGACTCACACTCAATGTCGAGTGTTGCGATTTTGATTTGATTATAGTTCCATTCAATATCACCTTGAAACTTTTCTGCGATATAGGTGTAGATATACTTGTCGTATCCATGTATTTCAAATCCATCGACTTGGTTATATTGTTCACGGAATTTTCTTGCACCACCCATAGTGTCAAGATTAACTGGTTCTAGAGGTCTTCCGTCAAGAGAACGGAATGCTGTGTCACCCTTTTTGGAAAGAACATAATGATTAGGTCTGTATGCGACCTTCATCATATGTTGTTTTTTACCTTGATAACCCTTTACGAGTATTTTGTCACGAGTACGACATACATTAGTATAGAAATCCATAATATAATTATATCAAATGAAGTCTATTCTGTCAATGTGCTTCTTGTTGGGTGTAGTAATCCTTTTACTGCGTTCAGTTTGTCTTGTGCATCTGCTAGTTTTGCAACTTCCATATCCATTGCACCAACTACATCAGGGTGTTCCCCTATACCAGCTGGTTTCTCGTTATAAACTTGAATGTTTGCAGTGTGAACTGCAATATCGCCTTCATATTTTTTTTGTAATGCTCTTAGTAAATCTGCCATATTAATTTCCTGTTGCGACTTTATAATTAGTTTCAAGATTTGGTCTGACCTTGAAAATGGTCACTATTTGTTTTTTTGGTATCTTGTAGTTATATTCTCTTGCGAACGGTAACCAAGGCGCAAGATTAATTTCCATTCTATCTTCAATTACTTGTTGCACACATAATTGTGCATCTTGTATTAGAACGGTATTACTAAAAAGGGTTTCAGTTACATATCCCATGATAACTTCACCACCTAAAAGTTTTATTGCCTTTATGTCTGTAGTACTAAACACTTAATACTGATTCTTGTAATTCGATAGAACGTCTACCAACTTGTTTAAACCAACGTGAGTCTTCCATTTCAACTGCCATTCTTTTCCAATCACCTTCAACAACTGCACTCCACATATTGTTGAATTTTCCGAAACGAGTTCCACCTAGATTGAATGTCATATTGACTAAACAATGTTGAATTTCTTCGGGTAGGTCATAAAAGTCTGAACCACCTTTTGATTCAAACACATGAATTGTTTCTTCAACGTGTTTGTCAAAATCATATTCATAGACAGCGTCTACTCTTTCTTGTGAGACTGGTGTACCTACTGGTAATCCATGTTCGTCATCACTATCTTTAATTAGATGTCCAACTCCAAAGGTTAAATATCCTAGTGAGTCTTCGTAGACCTCAAGGACTTCTCCTTCATGTCTCTTTATCTGTTCCTTTAATATCTCTTTGTTCATTTTTTTCCTTTTCCACTTGATGTTCGATGAGTTCGACCAAAATGTCTCCCATCAGTTTGTTTAATTCCTCATTATTTAGTAATTCTTCTAGGTATTCTTCACTAGGTTCTACTCCATTAGGAACTCTTCTAATTGTTCTTTGGAAGTTAAGATGAGGTTTGTCGTCTTCCATTTGCACTTCGCCGTACTGATACACTAGACCATCCCATTCACCACCCTGCAATTCTATACCTGCAGTTTTATCATCGGGGTTCTCTACTACTCTGTAGACCCCGTCATTAAATAGTTCATCCGTCATGGCAAAATGCGATATGGTTTTTACTATATCGTCCTAATCTCTTATATTGTTCAAATACATTACTGAATGAATGTTTTAATCCTTTAATGTAATGTTCATAATTTCTTTGGGTTACAAATGCATTGAAGGCAATATGACCCTTGTTAATCTTATTTAGGTTATCATAAAATTCTGTTGACCTGAACTGTTCAGGTGTTCCACTTGGCCCAAATATATCAACAAAAATGTAATCGTACTGCGTGGTGCAGGTTTCTACGAACTCAAATGCATCACCAACAACACAAGTAATTCTATCGTCATTAGGCATATGGAAATAAGTTTCACCTATATGTCTCAGGTCAAATATATCAACACTAGTGATATTCATTTGTGTATTTCTATGTAAGTAAGACGGGATAACTCCACCACCAGTTCCTAAAACTAATGCACGTTGCGAAACTGTAGGTGTACTAGGAAGGTCATTGTAATTTAACACTTGAACTATTTCTTTAGCGTAAGTCTTTTGTAGTTCATGAGGATATTTCTTCTTCAGTGAAGTTTGATTCAACTCACCGTTGAACTCTAAAATTACACACTGTTGAGTTTCTCTAACTGCAATCTCAACACCATTTACTATTTCTTTATATATTACTTCACTCATAAATTCTAACTCCAAATGAACTATCGTTCATAATTGCTTTGTGGATTCCTAAAGACGCTTTTCTAGTCCCCATAGCTCCACCTGCAAATGTATCCACGACTTCTCGTTCCTGTAAATCTTTCATTGTTACATAGTGCATATACGCACCAATTCTTTTTCTAACCTCTTCAGGTACATCAACTTCTTCTTCATATACCATATGGTCAATAGACTTGTTTACTAATTGATACCCAATTTTCTCATTTACTAAAAGGTACACAATCAATCCTACAGGTACAGAACCATATTCAAACAAATAGTATTCAACTGAAGGGTCATTCCAATATTCATATTTGGTAATTGCATCTGCCATTCCTTTGGATAACCACTTAGTTTTTTCAACGTCCCTCTTCCATTTTAAGAATGCATTGTTTATTTGTTCTACTGCAATATCAGGTTTGTTTAATTTTCTATAAGCGACTTCAGGATTTTTTAGTAATCTATTAACACCCTTTTTGGTTCTCCACCTGTTATTCATTTTTTCCATGTTAGTATCAACATGAGAATAATAGTTATAGGTTTCAAATTCAGTATCTAATTCTAATCCTTTCTTTTCTAACCATAATGATTCTTCTTCATTACCCAAGAATTTTTTACATACATTCTCTCTCAATGCATCGAATACTAATTCTTCATTTGCTAATGAACCACTTGCACTAATTGGTAATCCTTCAAGTCGTTTGTAAATGTGTTGGAACATTTGAACGTGTTTCAATACTATGACGACTAAGTCTTCTCCAACACTTACTGTTGCAACTTTCCTTTGCCATTCATTTTTAATCTTGTGGTATTCATGAACGTATTCGGAAGGAAGTAATCCTTCGTGTCCATATCTCATACACCTTGTCTCTTGATAGAAGTCTATAAACTTTTTACTGGAAGGTTGTTTGAGATAGAAACACATATCATTAAAGAATAATGAAGGGTCTACTGTTTTTAATGCCTCTATATCGATGCAGGGAATTGCCTCGAAAGGACTCAACTCATTCAAAAAATCCATCTAGTGTACTCACTCTTGCATCTTTAAAAAAATCACGAGCAACACCTTTTGAGAAACACCAAATATTTTCAATATAGTATTTCTTCATGAACTCGTCCATTGCAGCTTTATCAAAGTCTCCATTCTCATCTTTGAATACAGATTTACCTTGAGGTCTTTGCATGATTCTCATTCCTATTTGACCGTCAAAGTATTCTTCACCAACGTGTCTGATAACTTCGTCTCCCGACCTGTATCTAACTCCATGTATTTTTGGGTCAAGAATGTTAATGTACAAGACTCCACTATTTGCAAGTGATTCAAATGATTTCTTTGCTACTGGTAAATAGAACTCGTCTCTCCACGCATTATACTCGTTAAACTTTGCCCAAGATTGGTCTTGTTCATGTTCACCACCTTCGTTGTATCTCTCTGTTGAAAAATAAGGTGGAGAAGTGAATGCACAATCGATTGGTGGAAGTTGATGGTATTTCATATCCTCTGCACCACAACGATGTATCTCAACTTTCTTTGACCCAATACATGAGAAGTAATCTTCCTGTTCAATTATGTCGGGTTCTTCACCTGTAAGAATTCGTTCATAAAATATACATTGTTTCTTATAACGTTCAAATGTTGCAGGGTTTGGGTCACAACCTATGTACTCTTTAGTGTAATTCCCTGCATAAAAACCACATAGTCTGTCACCCCAACCACAAGAAGTATCAAGTATTGTTTCACTCCTAGTGTTGTCATAGATAGATTTTGCAACAAGTGGTTTGAACTGCGTTGCAATGTATGTTCCCAATCTGAATGCAGAAATGTAAGACTTTTCATCCAACTTTCCACCCATGAGTTCTTCCTTTCCTTCAACCTGTACTTTTTGTACACCATTGATTCCTCTCCAAATAGGCCCTAAACATCTCCAAATTTCTTTAGAGGTTCCTTCTTCCCAAACTTTTACTGGTGGTTGGAAACCATAACTTCCACACGCAAGTCTTAAATCTTGGTGAAAGAAGTTTGATGCATCAGAATGATTAGATGCACAATCTATTAAACCTAATCCCCAAGAATGAAAGTCAAAAGTATAATCGTCATACTTTTCCATGACTTCTTGTTGTAGGTTATCGGTAGGTGTGATACAGTTTGAAGTATCATAATCTTTTAATGCAAGAAACATTTCACGCATTCTTTCATATGATATTTCTTTGAAAGGAAATGGTGGTCTGGTTTCTGCAATAAAATCTGCTACTGCAAGACGAAATTCTTCCTTACCATATTCTTTGGTAGTCTTATCAAAAAGGTTGCCGTCTAATATAGGTAACCCATTTGAATTGACATTATCGGATAGAATTTGTTTTAGGGACATTATTGAGGATTGTTTCCAAGATATTCCATTACAGTTTCTGCGTTAGATACTAAAAATGGGTCTGATTCAATGTTGTCTTGAAATCCTTCTTCAATAAACATTTTCTCAACTTTACCATCATTAATTATAGCTGCGTATCTCCAAGACCTCATACCAAATCCTAGATTTGATTTTTTGACTTCTGCACCAAACTTATGTGTGAACTCTCCATTTCCATCGGGAAGGAAAGTTATATCTGTTTCTCCAAAAGACTCTTTCCACTCATTCATAACAAAAGTGTCATTCACTGAAATACAGTAAATTCCGTCAATCTGTAATGATTGGAATTTTTTAAAATTTTCCTGAAAACCAGGCACTTGTTGGGTACTGCAAGTTGGTGTAAATGCACCAGGCAATCCAAATATGATTACTCTCTTACCTGCAAATTCTTCTGTAGTGTTGATATTACCCCACTCTCCGTCTACACGAACTGGGAAATCAACATTAGGAACTTCTTGACCTACGTCAATAGGCAGTCCCATAATTGCGTTATTGTCACTCGACATATCTTACTCCATAATATAAAAAGATACACCTATTATACAACATAACAGGTGTATCTGTAAGGGGTTTTTTAAGAAATTTTGATTTCTTGAGGTTTATCTTCTTCGGGTACAATCCTTTCCAAAGACACACTCAAAATCCCATTCTTCATATCTGCACCTTTAACGACTATATCGTCTGCAAGTGTGAATGTTCTTTTGAATGAACGTGATGCAAGTCCTTTATGGACATACTCAAGTTCCTCTCCATCCTCTTGTTTACCTTCAATTGCAAGAATCTCTTTCTCTTTTGAGATTGAAATATCTTTCTTGGTAAATCCAGCTACTGCAAGTTCGATTGCAAAGTTTTCTGCATCGTGTTTTACAATATTGTAAGGTGGATAATTTACATTAGAGTGCGTGTCTGCACGTTCTAATAGTTTTAGGTGTCGGTCAAAACCGATTGCGAATGGAAAATCCGTTGTGAATCTTCCGAAGACATCATCGAAGTGTGTCATAGTTTTCTCCTTATTTAAGCAAGTTAATGTTCTAGTCCTCTTATGAGCAACTAGGCGTATGCCCTCTTTAATCCGAGTTATCAGTCCAGTCTCTTATTCAGATTCTTTCCCGAAGCTCTTTTGAAGATTAAAGAGTTCATACTAAAGTGGAAACTCAGCACGACCTGTTAGTCTCCTAGTTTGACCTGCCCTAACTCAAACATGGAAAGGGGTTGGGTCAAGTTGTGGGTTTCTTTTCCGTACGGTAAATTAATACTAGTACTTCTTATCTACCCTTGCGAATCAAATAAATGATTCGCAAATAGTATTTATACCATTTATAAGCCTATTATAAGGTTTTTTTTAAATATTTCAAGGGGTTTTCTTTAATTTTCTTAATTCTTTATTAATTAGTGGTGCATATATCTTAACTGGAATCTCTTTTCCTTTAACATTTATCTCGTCAAGATACTGCCATTCACAATCAACCTGTTTCTTTGTGAACTCTGACATTAGAATAGGTGTATCATATGTTCTAGTTTGCACTTCAAGTCGAGCTGCAAGGTTAACTGCATCTCCGACAACTGAATAATCGAATCGTTCTTCTGACCCCATATTGCCCACGATACACTGACCAGTGTTAATTCCAGTGCCTATGACTACTGGTGGTAAATCTAATCCTTCTCTTTCTAACTCTACATTCATTTGTTCTGTTAACAGTTCTATTTCTATTGCAGAATCTAAAGCCCTTTGTGCGTGGTCAGGACAATCTAAAGGAGCTCCCCACCATGCCATCAAACAGTCGCCCATATACTTATCAATGGTTCCACCATTTGCGAGTACTATTTTTGACATACCGTCTAGGAATCTATTGATTAATAACACTAGACCTTCAGGGTCGTCATTCTTCATATAAGCTTCGCTTATAGGGGTGAACCCAACTATATCTGCAAATAAGAATGAAAGTTCCTTTCTATCTCCACCTAATTTCAATTTTTCGGGGTGTTTTTGCAGTTCTTCAATCATGTCAGGCGATAAATATTTTTGGAACTGCTTCTTTATTTGTTGCTTTTCTTGAAAGGTAACATAGTATTTGTTGAAAGATGCATGACCAAACACAATCAAGGAGGCCAAAGATGAAAAGAAGGTATCGAAAAGAACGAGACTTGAAGACCAAATATAGAAACTCCCACCCACCTGAAGTACTACGAGTCCTAGAGAAAATGTCCCCGAAAGAGCTGTGGGAAGCTTATAAACCATTACCAACACAATTAATAGAACTGACAGAAGAAGAACAATTTCTACGAATTCAAGAAAGTAGGATTGCTTTATTTGAATTCCTGTCAAGGCGGTTTGTATCAGATTCGCTTGTACTTCGTGAGGATACATTGTACCCATTGGGGTTGAAACTGGATTGTTCCATCCTTCAGCGGTTACCCCAAACACAAGAATAGCGTTTTCAGGTAATTCATCAGTGAAGGAATAACGTTTAAACTTGTTCCAATAACTTATCATTAAATCACCTTGAGGTGTTGTGGATATGGGTTGTTGTCTTCCGACTCTGACCCATTCTACTCCAACCTCTTCAGTGACTTTCATTTGGTAAGATTTTTCGTCATTAAAAGCACGTAACACTTCAATTGCAAGTGAGGGATATATTTGTCCGTTCGCTTGCATGAGTAATGGTGCAGAACGTATGGTTCCATCGAAGTTTGGAGTACCCGAAATACTAGGAGTTGCAGTAGTTACCCCTACTCCATAGGTGTTTCCCTCTAGTACAGGAATGGGGCTGAGCACCCCTGGCGTCCCCCACACTGCGTTTTTAGCGTCTCCTGACCCCAAAGTACTAGTTCCGACAAAGGGAGATGACCCTTTTTGGGTCTGAATTGTGGGTGCTGACGATAAAATGGACAATCTATTGACCAAAGCAGTCGCAAATTCCTCGTCTCCACCGAATCTATCGACCTCTGAGAACACTTGCGTGAACACATAAGTGTTAGACCAGTGTGATTCCAGTAGTTTATCTGCGTATATTTTGCGTGGGAATGGTAATTGTCCGAACTCTTCTACTGACTTTTCGTCAATATCGACCAAAACAATTTCGGGAAGTCCTGATTCGGAATCGTACTCTTGAACACTATGTGTGCTATGTAAGTAGTCAAACCACGACCATGAGATGTTCTCTATGAAGTATGGGTTCCAAATTTTAAGTCCAAATAATAACCCTATCGTGACTAATACGGTTTTCCAAGAGTACATTATTCAATAGTTGGCCATGCAAAGAAAAATATGTATAAACATATTCCTATCAATGCAAGTGCTAGCAATCCTGAAGTTACCCCTGACCAAAACTTTTTCTTTTCTGACTTACGGTAATCTTGGATAAAATCGTCTATCCTTTCTTTACTACTCATGAAAATTTCTTCTGTATTTTTTTGTACATATAGTATATAGATAGTCCATAGAATGCAAGTACGGACATTGAGATTCCGATATAGAACAATTCTACTGGGGATAAGAAAAGGACATTCCAAACAAAGTTAGCTGCAGCTTCACCGTCACCTAATGGTGCAAGTGATTCAGGCATTTCTAATTCATTATCTTCTAGAAGTGTGACCCACTCTTCATATTCGGTTTCACTGAGACAATGATAATACTCTTCGGGACAGTCTACTTCCATTTGATTACCCTACCTAGACACCATTCTAAGAATCGTATTGCTTTCGCTTTTATGCTCATTAGTTTTGCGTGACACTTACTGTACAGCCACCTGATGTTTGACAATTTTGAGACAACGTATAATTTTGAGTTGTATTGGAATGTTGTGAAATATTAAGTGTGGTTGGATAATTTCCGTTTATGGTAATGTTTGAGTTGTGTTCACCATTTCCGTCTTGTAAGTAATCAACGGTATTACCATCGTTATTAATGGTTAAATAAAATTCTTTTGTACCATCTGCTTTTTGTTTACCGAAAACAGAATTGTTATCACCATAAAGATAGATTTTTGCTTTATGACCATCACAAGCACCAGTTGCACAATTTCTTTGTTGTCCTACAACTGTATTATTATTACCGTGAATATCTACAGTAACCCAATGACCACCACCTTCAGTGTTATCCTTTGCCCAAGATGTATCAGTTCTACTTGAAATTTCAAATCCTTGAGCCCACCAAAGCTTATTATTTGTTCCATATGAAATATGAAACTGAATATCATTAGTGTTACAATCATCACCTTTTGTACAGTTCTGCCAAAGTTTTACATCTTGGTCATCGTGGTCTATATCACCACCCCAACCTGCACCTGATCCCCATGTAACAATATCATCTGCCCAACCTATTTCTTGGTTGTTTC